CCCAGCCATGCCCAGCCTCGCCGCTAAATCGCTAACAGCCCCCCTATGTTGAGGACGCAGCCACCCATATCCGCGCGCAAACCATTCGGGTTCGTTGAACCCGCCTTCCTTCGCTTCCACCGCTTGGGCAAACAATGATCTCAGGTCGTCCCCCTCCAACCGCTGCTTCCACACGTTTTCGATTACGTGATCGCTCCGCGCCCACAGCATTCGGCGCAGGCCGATCCGCTCCAGCTCGGGCCGCCAGTCTGCAGGCGGCGCATCAGGTCGGGCCAGTCCCGCCGCCCGCAGCATCCGGGCGAACAGCCGCCCGGACGGCCCCACGAGGGGCACTGGAGGCGTGCCAAGCACGCGGCCAGCGTCTTCTTCCTCGCCTGCCGGGGCCTCGGCAATGAATGCGATACGGGGGGTGTTCACGTGTGAACAACCTTCGCGCCCTGGACGCGCATTGCGGCGGTAAACACATCGAGAGCGCGGCTACCGCGCTTCGGCGCGTCCAAATCCGCCGGTCGCCATACCGTCCCAGTCGGCACCGTCGCGCGCTCCGCGTCCCGCATCTCCTGCATCGCGTCGAACACGAGTTGCTGGTACTCGACCGCCTCAGTCAACTGGCGCTCGGCGTGTTGGAGACGTTCGAGGACGTGGCTGGGTTCGCGCTCGATTTCGGCGGCGGAAACGCGAAGACCGTGCTGCAAGATGTCGTAGCGCCCCGCCGCTCGCCCAACGAACACGATCATGTCGGGATCGCGAGCGATAGCTTGATGCGCTCGCCAGTCGAGGCACAGCCGGCGCGAGGCTTCCGCCATGAAGACATCGAGCCGGTCGCGAGGCGGCGGCGGCGGCATGACCATCTCCTCCCTCGGCAACTTCTTTGCCGGCGGACTGGCCGCCTTTTCCACGCCCGCGCGCTCCCGCGCCCTGCTGCGCCGAGACATCTCAGGCCGCCAGCAGTTCCCCGGCGCGCGACCGCGCCTCGCTCACACGCCGCCGATCGGCCCCCGCAGCAAAGATCGGCGCGAGATCAGCACGCAGCGTCAGCTCGCGGCGCAACACCGCAGCCTCCTGTTCCGGCTCCTCGACCACCGCACGCGGCTGGGCGGCGAATGCGGCCATCGCGGCGTGCTCACGCGCCCGGTACAGCCGCGCCTTCCGTCGCAGGCTCCAGGCCACAGACAAAAACAAGGGGCGAAGGGGGCTGGTCAGGTCATACTCGCCCCGAAGCACGTGCTCGGCGGCATCATGCGCCAGGTCCGGGTCGCCGGTCCTGCGCGCGACATACTTGACGGCGGCGCAAAAATCCGCCACATTGACATCTGACATATGCTTAACCTTTCGGGGTTTCGTGTGTCACGCTCAACTTGGCGGGGGCTTTGTTGCCCCCGCCTTTTTGTTGTCCGCGCCGGCCTATTCGGTCGGGCGGTAGCCGGTCAGGGTGTTTTCCTTGCCGGTCGTGCCATCGCGGCGCTTGAAGGTCCGCAGACCCACGCTCGCGATGAACCGCTGGTTCACGAGCAGCGGCAGCACGTCGTCGATGTCGCGGCCCTCGATCGACAGCCCCATCGCCTCGGCCATCCGGCGCAGGTCGAGCAGGTCCGCGGCGCCACGCACGAAGATGCGCTTGAACACGGTCTGTCCGCGCCATTCGTCGGTGTCGGGGGTGTGGCCGACCGGCTGCACCGGAACGCAGCCGATGTTGATGGTGGCGGCGAAGCCGTTGTCGTCGAACGGGTCGTAGTCCTCGTTCTCCTTGGCCTTCGCCGAGTTGCAGCGGAACTCCCACTCGCCGCTCGAAAGCGGCTCGGGGTCTTTCACGTCTTCCAGACGCGTCTTCATCAAGGTACTATAGCTGGTCACGCTCGAATGTCCTTCCTTGGTTGGTTCACGTGTGAACGGGGTGGGCGCTACGAAGCAGCGCCTCCCGTCAGCGCCTCTTTGGCAATCCTTTCAGCCTCGCCACAGCGCCACTCACCGGAGGCACGGTCAGGCCCGTCGTTGATTTCGGCGATTTTACAGAGCGCGGCGCGAAAACGGTCACGCTCCTCGCAGAAGCGGCGCACGTCATCCACAAGAGATGAGGCGTAAGGCGTCACGGCGTCCCTCCCTGCCGCGGCGGCGCGCGATAGCCACACACCGCCTCCATGATGTCCAAAAACGCCGATCCGTGCTCCAGCCGGGGCGGCAGCGGCTTGCCGTTCAGCGTGCCCGGCACCGAGATGTCCACCGGGCAGCCCTGCGGCGGCCGGGTGTAGACGAACCGCCCGGCCTCGCCGTTCTCCACCAGCACACTCGCCGGCACCCGCCGCAAAATCTCCTGCGGTAGCGCGCGCCCCAGCGCGGTCGGATAATACCGCGTCGGCAGCACCTCGGCCTGCGCGGCGGCGATCGCGTGCTTGGCGCTGCGCAGATCGTCGTCGTCGTCCTTACCGTCGTCCTGCGTCTGCGGGCCGATCAGCTTCATGTGCGCTGTGATGTAGAGGTGACAGTGAACCTCGGGGCCGACAAGGTGCTCCAACATGCTGTCCTCGATCCGCATTGCGGCAGACCAATCGCTCCGGCGCTTATTGAACTCGTCGCGGTTGTTGATGAACAACCCGAGGTTGTTGGCAGCGTCCCCCATGCCCGTGAGGCTGTCAAGCACCAAAATGGTGTCTGTCCCCCACTTTGCGACAGGCCCCCACGAGTGATCTTTGTCCACCGTCCCCCAGTCGTCGATGGCGCGGCCGGCGCGCGAGAACGCCTGCGGCTCGACCCGCTGGTTCTCTTTGCCGAGCGCCGACCAGGTGCCGTTGGCGCGGCGGTAAAGGCGATCGCGCAACGGGATCACGCTGAGGCGATCGGCGGTGTCCTTGCCGCCGTACAGGTGCAGCGGCTCGGGGTTGTTGTCGAACGACAGCACGGCGACCCGGAACCCGGCGGCGAGCGCGGGGGCGACAAGGCCGGTCTTGCCGGCCTTCGGGCGGCCAACCGACATCAGACGGAGACGGGGTGCGACGGTCATGCTAGATACACGGTGTAGTCCGTGTCCTCAGCAACATCGACGACCACGACGATTACGTTCAGATCGGCGTCCCCGACCACCCGAGCGCTGACGGCGAGGGGTACATCATGTCTTGCACTGTTCCGAAAGCCAACAGGCTTCATCGTTTTTCCCCCTCCCTCCTCAAGCATCCGCCATCTGCACGAGGAACGCGCGATGAAATTCCTTCATCGTGTCCAGCGCGCGTTCGATGCCGGCCGGATCGACCACCATCGCGATCGAGTGCCAGATGTTCAGCAGCGCGTTGTACGCTGCGGCGGGGTGGATGCGCGCCTCGGTCAACGCCCGCGCGATGGCCTGCACGGCGCGCTGGGTCTCGGCGAGGGTTTCGCCCACGTCCTCCTCGCCGAGGTCGGGGGACGCAAACACAGTCTGTTGGCCGATCTGTGATTTCCGAAAGTTCTCGCTCACTACGCGGTCCTCGGCTCGCAGATGAAGTTGCTCGAAAGGCGGTGCGGGCGAGCAGCCGCAGCCGCGTTACATAGAGAAAGGAACTCGCAGGGCTGGCCGCCGGCGGCGGTGGCGCAGGAGGCGAAGCGGCCGGGGAGGCGCAACGGGTCCTGGTCGTGGTACGTATCCGCGGTGAAAGACACGCGATTTACAGCTTCTACCGCCTCCCGCACCACACTCGCGTCCGGCGACACAATCTGCCGCATCACTTCGGCGCCCTTCGCGCCCACGACCACCACTTCGTACACGATGTCCCGCACCCCGGCGCCGATCACATAGAACGCGCTCTGAAACGTGCGCGCCATCGCGTCCCAGTAGGACCTCGCGGGGTAACGCGAGGTGGTTTTGCGCTCGTGGCCCAGGCGCCGGCCTCCAAGCCGGCTGATCCGATCCGCGATCATGTGACAGGGGACACCAGCCACATCGAACGTCAGCTCGCGCTCCAACAGCGGTCCCTGCGCATCCCCGTCCACCTCGAACGCCGCGGCCTGCGCGCAGTAGGCTTCGACCGCGCGGAGCAGCGTGCCGCGGTTCTTGGTCGGGTGCGAAGGGACGTAGCGGCGTTCCACCTCGACCGGGCCGCCACATTTGGGGCACAGGGCGGGAGCGCCGAGCCACCAATCGCGCGCGCCGTCACAGAAGTACTTGGAGACGCGGCCGGAAGCAGCGCGCTTAATGCCGTCGCGGCACGTCCACATGTCGAGCGCGGCGCCGGCCCAAGGTTGGTCGCCGGTCCAGGTCAGATCGAGAACCGAACCGATAACGTGTTCCGTCGCCTTCTCGATCGTCGAGTGATAGTAGCGGAACCAATCGAACTGCTCGGCCGCAGCGTGCCACAACTGCCCAAATTTCGCGTGCGGGGCCGCGGGGCGCAACGGATCGGGACGCAGCTTCCACCCAGCGCGCCTCAGCGCCCAGCGCCTCGAGCACGTCTCCAGCCCGGCCAGGCTCGTCGGCGACCACGCGCGGGGGAACCAAGCGGGGGCGTCGTTAGGCATCGCGGTCCCGCTTCGCGTTCTCCCAGGCCGCGCGCTCGCTACGTAGCCGTTCCACCAAGGCGCGGCGCGCGGCCGGCGACCGAAACCGCTCAGGCGGCAACGCCAGCACGCGGTCCAAGTTCGGCGTCTTCGCGATCATGTCGAGCAGCGCGGGGGCGTCGTCGTCCGGCGCGTCGTTAGGCATCGTACTCGCCAGGCGGGCGCCGCGTGCCGAAGATGCGTTGCATTACGGCGTCGAAATCCTCTTGGGTCTTCGATGCGCGCACCTTGTCGTGCGTCAGCGTTGCGAGCCACGCGTCGGCCATATAGCCGGCGCCCGCTTGGCGTAGGCCATCAAGCAGCGCGTCGGTGAACAACCCCAGCGCGGCCAAGAACCGCGGCGTGCTCGTGCCGTCCGGGGTGGCGTTGTGAAGCGCACGTGTAAACGCCTCCGCCAACTCCTTGATTTCGTCTATCGCATTCTGCTCGCGCTCGTCAGGCGACAACATCGAACGCCTCCGGGTTCACGCGTGAACAGGTCGCTGGCGGGTCCACGTCCTCGGCGGGGTCGAGTTCGCGAACCTCAACCGGCATGATCGGGTTGGCGCGGAGGCTGGCGAAGCCGTCCGGCAGATGGCGCAGTTCGACGTTCTCGCCACGCTGTTGGATCACCACGCGGTCGAAATACCCCAGCCCCTCGCCGTGTGGATCGCGCGGCGTTTCCTCGAACGATCCCGGCGGGCCGATGCGGCCCTTGCGCCGGAAGCCCGCCAGCGCGATCGCGGCGCGGCGCGCGTCTTCGCGTGATGCGAAGCGCAGGAGGATGCCCCCGCCCGCGAGGGCGCGGAACAGCCAGCCCGCAACCGGGTGGCGGTCATCAACAAGACGGGTAAGCGCGCGGGCGTGCATGGGAAGGAATGTGCTCCGCTGAACGTGCTTCGGGTCGAACCGGGGGCGGGATGCAGGGGACCGCAACGAGTGCATGTCCCCTGCCCTTCCCCCGAAAGCAAACCAAGAGCGGGCGGCTTGCAGGGTATACTAACGCGGGCGTCCCCGTTTGTCCGGGGGAAAGGGACGGATTTTACGAGACAGCAATCCAACAGCCAAATGAGGTTAGTTGAGGCAGCAGGCCGGCAGCGGTCGGCACGCTAAGGCATTGATTTATCGTGGCGACGGACGGCTTGTTTGCCCCATTCGCATCATTCGCATCATTCGGCTTTATTTTGGGGGGTGTGTGGTGTCCCGCAGAAACGCTAGGGTGCGGGTCTCGAGCCAGGGCGTGATAAGGGGAAACGTCGGGGGGCAGTCTCTTATTATAAATAAAACCTAAACTGCCCCCGTCCCCCATCCCCCCTCCTAGAGCCTATCGCAATTAAATCAAGCGGATACCACACTACCCCCTAAAACAAGCCGATTGGGCCTATTGATGCGAATGGGGCGTTGGAGGCAGCAGGGGGAGATAAGGCGTCAAGGGAAACCAATAGGTTAGGGGCACGCGAAACGCTGGCTTGCGGCCCGCAAATGGCTTTTGTCGCTGTTGGATTGCTGTCTCAGCGAAAACGCCAAACGATAGGCGCGGGGGCGGTCAGGCCGACTTCCCCCCGAGCATCATGGCCTCAAGCTCGTCGGCCATCGCGTTGAGCTTCGTCGCCGCGGCCTCGAGTGCACGGGCAAGCGCGCGGGTGCGGGCGAGAAGGTTTTCGGGCGTGTCGGGCGGGACCGGCGGGGCCGCGGCGGTGCGCGGCTCATAGACTGGGACCGTGGGGCTTTCAGCATCGTGTCCTTGGCTTTTTAGGAGGAAAACTGGGGACGGTATAGGCGGTGGATGTCCCTCAGCCGCCCACTGTTGCGCATAGTCGTCATTCTCAAACGCGTATCGGACCTGTGCCTCCGTCCCCCCGCCCTTGCTAGGACCATCGCGAAGTTGTCGAATAGGGATATTATACTTGGCGCTGACATACGAGCGCATCTTTTGTCGGAATTGCTTAGGTGTGTAGTTCGTGGGATCGGGGCGTTCGGGAATGCCATCGCGTCGATGGCGCGGCGCTCGAGGGGCACGTACAGGAGTATCGCCGCCGGCAAGGTGCTTCATAAATGGATACTCGGAAATGTGTTTCTCGCGGGACAGTATAGCACCCATGGGGAGGTCTTCGCTAAACAAATGGGTAGGCCGGAAAGTTCACACGTGAACAATAGGATAGGGGCAGGGCGCGGGACGCGCGGCGAATGTCCGCGCGCAGGTTGCGCAACCAGCGAATGTCGCCCGCGGTGCCGGGGACGACCGCGACCGCGCGTCCCGCGGGGTCGCGGACAAGGACGTGGCCGCGCGCGGTCTCGGCGAGGGTGAACGCGCGGCCGGGCGCCGCGGTGGCGAGCGCCCGGCTGATGTCGCGTCGGAGGGAGGGTTTCACGGGAACCCCTCACTCCAGGGATAGACGAAACGCGAAAGGCGCGCCGTCATGGCGCGCCCTCCCGCAGCACATGTCCCTCGGCATCGACCTCGACGACCGTTTCGCCGATGAGCCAAGGGCGGAAGTACGCAAGCCTGGCTTCGCTGGGATTGTGAACAATCCACGTCATTTCGCAGGGAAGTTCCGGGTAGTGGCGCCATCCCTCCGCATCCGTCAAATAGATCACGTGCGATGGGTTGTAGGTCAGCGCTTCGCGAAGCGCCGGACCGAACGCGGTTCCGCCGCCGCCCGCACAGTGCCGCCAAGCCGCGGGAATTTCGTCCGGGTTGCGGATGTCAGGCACGGTCGCGCGCACGGCGGAATCGCAGAAAACGACCGTGGTTGATGCGGCGTGCGGGATACCCGCGGCGATCCGCCGAAAGAGCGCTTGCGTAGTGTCGTCAATGCTGCCGGAAGTATCAACGCAGAACACTAGCACGTCGCCGCGCGCACGCTTGCGGCCAGGTACGAGCGGCCCAAACCGCGACTGCCGCGCCCACGTGTTGCGCTTCGTGGTGCCGCGCAATAGGCGCCGCTGGAGCCATACGTGAACAGGAACAGGCGCCGCGCGGCCCGTAACGGCGCGGATGATCGCCGCGGCTTCGGCTTCGCTAAAACCGGCACCGGGGGAAGGCGCGGCATTCTGCGCGTCCCCCGCGCCGGTGTCGCCCGCGCCGGGTTGCGGCGTGTTGTCGTCGTCGTCGGCGGGCATGGTATCCAGTCCCCAAGGCGGCGGGGTTGTTGGCTCTTGTGCGCGGAACTTCCGCAACAAATCCTCTAGCACGTCTCCCATGCCCTTATCCGCGTACCCGCTTTCGATTAGCGCGTCGGCCGGCAGAACCTCCCCCGCATCGAGCGCGAGTAGGTTTACCACGTAATCCGCGGCGTTGTTCACGAGTGAACGGGCGGGTTTGGGGGGCACGAGTTGGAGCAAACTCGCTAGCGCCGCACGGCACCGTGTCGGATGGTTCAGCAACACGTGCAGCATTTCGTGCAGCGCGATGCCGTCGCGTTCCTCCGGCGCATAGCTAGGGAACTTCGGCCCGGCGTAGAAACGCCAGCCATTGGTTGCGGCAACGCCCTCCGGTTGTGGCAACACCGGGAACCGCGCGAAGCGGCCGAGCCGCGGGTGACGGGAGAGAAGGCGCGAAACGCTTTCATTGAACAGGCGCACCGGATCGTCCGGTTCATCGGGGAGAAGGGTTGTCATGGGTGTCACGCTCCTAACGTTTCGTTGTGGTGCCGTATCAGCGCACCGTGACGCGCCGGGTTGTTGTGGTTTATTCCCGGCGCGTTGGCGCTGCGCTGGGTTAGGCCGCAATCAGCGTTTCGTAATTGTCGCGCCAGTCGCCTTTCAGCAACCGCGTGACGTGCGCCATGTCCTCCCCCGCGACGGTCCTATAGGCGGCCATCGTGACGACCGTTGACATGATGCCATGCTGATGACCGCGCATGGCGTTATCGAGCCGCGTAGGATCGTCAACCAGCGCGGCGTTGGCATCCCAATCGAGCAGAAACAGGGACAAATCCTCGCCACGCTCCGCGCCGATTGCGCCGGCCAGGATCGCTTGCGGCAGCGTCTTGCCCGCGTTGCGTGCCATCATGCGGCCAAGCTTGTGCAACCCGCGCGGGGTGCAAATCTGTTGCCCGTCGCGCTCGTAGTCGCTGGCGAAGCAATCGGGGCGAGACATCGCATAGGCCGCGACAACGGGTGCCGCGCCGTTGTGGTGGATTACCCGCTTTGCGAACGCCACGCTATCAGGCCGGCAATGCAGCAGCACGCCGCGCGTCACGAGCGGCGACAACAGCGACCGCGCACCGGCACCGTGTTCCGTGCCGTTGGTTGCGGCAACGAAAGAGACCGTTGCCGCAATCGGGTAATCGCCAACCTGCCGCGCCAGCATGATATGCATGACCGCGGCCTGTACGTCGTCTTGGCATTGGCCGATGTCGTCAATCAGGCACACAGTCGGCGGGCAGGCAGGATCGGTCAGCTTGGCGAGCAAGCCAATCGGCAACCATTGCGCCGCGTCATTCACGATCCGCGGCATTCCGCGGTAGTCTGTCGGCTCGCTGGTGATCGGATGCGTGGCGACGAACGCGCACGACATGCGCGCCGCTACCTGTTCCGCGGCTTCGGTTTTCCCGATACCCGGTGGGCCGCTCAGGATAAACGGCACGTCCGGCGCCAGATAGCCGGTCATGTAGTCGATTGCTTCGGGGATGGTTACTTCCGTTGTCATGTCACGCTCGCTTCCGTTGGTTGTCGGCCTGGCTCATCAGCACGTGGGCGGCCATCCCGCGTGAACCCGCGCAAGGCGGGTTTCGCCTTCACTTCGTCAGCTTGTGAACCGCCGTGAGGAACGCCAGCGCAACCGCGATCTTGGCGCGCGGCACGGCTTGCGCGTAATGCGCCGGCTGTTCGGCGTCTTTCAGCGCAAGAAGCATGTCAACCGCCCCGGGCAGCGTTGGCACTAACGCAACGGGTGCGCCGGGGATCGGCGCCGCCGCGGTTTGCGTGACGCCACTGCCCGATGACGCGGCCTGCGCCTTCGCGGCCTTTGGCACGAGTGCTTCAGCCTCGCTGCGTTCCATGCCCGCGTGGACTTTGCCCACGGATAGCGCGCTACGCAGTTCCGCTTCGGGAACCCGCGACAACGCGTACAGCGTCCCCCAATGCGGCGGCAGTTGCCCCGTTGGCAGCCATCCCGCATGCGTCTCGTGCCACCTCCCAATGATCGCCAGCCGGCGCGCCGTGCTGATCGCATGGGGGACATTAGCCAACAAGTCAGCCCAGGCGCTGTCGCCAAGCTGGCGCCGCGCCTGATGGTACAGCCCTGCCGTGCGCAACACGCCCTCAGTCGTCTCGCGCCACGCGGCGCCGATCGCGTCGGCAAACTCTCGTGGGGTTGTCGGGGTTGTGGTCATTGGTCACGCTCCATGTCCCGCTCGTCTCGATGCGAGCGTGAGACAACACTACCACTCATCCCGCAATCCGTCAAGCCAGAAAGGGGACGCCGGGGGACGTGTCCCGTTTCATCTTGCCAGGCAAATGAGACAACAATCCTGCCCTATTTTCGCACCCGAAACCTGAACGCTGTTCAGGTTTCGCCCTACACGAGGGAGAGCACGCCCCAATCCCTGCGCGCCTTCCGCCAGCCGCGCCCCATATCCTCCCCATGCGCAACAGCGCAACCCGTTCGACACCGGGGGCAGGGTAGGGGTGGGGGCGGGTGCGGCGCGCGCGGCCGAAGGGTATAGGCCCGCTTTTCCGGCGCGGAGGGGGACGGGAAACCTTGTCGTCAAGGGGGTTGATGCTTATGTTGACGGGACGCGGTTAACGTGGGGAGGGGACGCAGGGTGCCGAGCGCGCCGGCGAAGCTGGATTTGGAAAAGGCACATGGGCCGAAGATGCGCGCCCTCAGCGCGAAGTACCGCACGTTTGTTTCGGTATACGCGAAGTGCCGCAACGCGACCGAGGCGGCGCGGCAAGCGGGGTTTCAGGCCAAGGGCGCGGGGCTGCGCAGCGTGGCGAGCCGGCTCCTGGACCGGGACGACGTGGCGCAGGCGATCGTCGAGGAGACCCTGCGGCGGCTGAAGGCGGATTTGCCCGTGAACCTGGGCCTGGTGCAGGCGATCGCCTCGGGCGAGGCCGGCACCGAGGAGCGCCCGGTCAGCCACGCGATCCGGCTCAAGGCGCTGGAGATGATGGTCGGCCGCGCGGCACCCGAGACCCTACGCGTCGAGCAGGACGTGAAGGTGGAGGTGACGGTGCGGGACCGCTGGGAGCGCCTGTGCCGCATGGCCGTGGCGCGCGGCGAAGACCCCGAAGTGATGATTAGGAACCTACCCGAGGCGGATCGGGTGGCGATCATGGGGGCGCTACAGGCGCCGGCGCGCGTCAGCGACGCGGATTACGAGGAGACGACGGCATGAAGATCATCCAATTCCATATCCCCGCGCCCGGCGAACTGGTCGCCCTGACCGATACCGGCGAACTATGGGAGCGCTACCGCGACCCCAAGGACTTCAACACCGGGCCGGGGCACCGGCCGAAGTACCTGTGGCGCCGGGTGGAGCTGCCGGACTGGGCGCAGGCTGTCAAGGAGGTAAAGCGCATGAGCGGCACGTTCGACGGCACCGTTCACGCGTGAACACCCCATGATGCGCGCACCCGACACCGACCAACCCGGAGAGGACGCGGGACTGAATGAGGCCCGCGACCGCGCCCGTCTTTTGGGCATCTGGGCGGCCCGGCAGCCGGCGCGCGCATCGAACCCCGAGGTGGCCTCGACGCCGCCCACTCGGATCAACCGGACGGGGAACGGCCATTGTCAGCAAAGGCAATGTAATCCCAGCCGTGGGGATCGGGGGGAGGGGTCCGCATAACAATAACAATAACAACAGCGGCCCCTCTCCCCCTCCGATCCACTGACGAAATCCTCGAAGCGCTCGAAGCGGAACAATACCTCCGCACCTACGAGCGCGCGAAATTCTTCGACCCGTACCCGACGCAGCGCGAGTTCATCGCGGCGAGCGCGGACAAATACGAACTCCTCCTCAGCGCCGGCAACGGCACCGGCAAGACTGAGTGCGGCGCCTACGTCACCGCGATGCACCTCACAGGCGAATACCCAAGGTGGTGGACCGGCCGGCGCTGGAACCGCTCGATCGACGCGTGGGTGTGCGGCAAGGCGGCCGACGCGCTGCGCGACGCGGCGCAGTTCAAGCTCTGCGGTCATCTCGGGGAGGACACCTGGGGCACCGGCATGATCTCCAAGCGCTGTCTCGGGAAGTTCGAGAAGTCCCGCGGCATCGCAAACGGCATTGACAGCCTGGAGGTGCGCCACGTCTCGGGCGGCATCTCGCGCGTCACGTTCAAAACCTACACCCAAGAGCCGGAAAACTGGCAAGGCCCGCGCCTCGACCTCGTGTGGTTCGACGAGGAGCCGCGCACCGAGAAGCACTACGCCGAGGCGATCGCCCGCCTCATGGGGCGCAACGGCCTCTCCTACCTGACCTTCACTCCGCTTGCCGGCCCCACGGAGGTCGTCAAGCGCTTTATCGACGATGACGAGCCGACCCGCGCCTACTTCACGATGTCGATGGACGAGGCGAAGCACATTGGCGACGAGGAGAAGGCCCGCAAGTTCCGCGAGTACCCCGCGCACGAGCGTGATGCGCGCTACCACGGCAAGATCAGCCTCGGTGAAGGCGCGGTCTATGACACCCCGGCGACCGACATCGTGGTGGACGTGCCGCTGTCGCAGGTGCCGCGGGAGTGGGCGAAGTTGTGGGGTGTGGACTTTGGGATTGACCACCCGTTCGCTGCCACTCTCTACGCCTGGGACCGCGAGCGAGACGAGCACTATATCCTCGCCGAGGTGCGGATGCGAGACGCGATCCCGCTCCAGCACGCCGACGCCATGCGCCGGATCGCGGCGAATGTGCCGGTCGCGTGGCCGCGCGATGGCGCGAACCGGGAGAAGTCCTCCGGCCAGCCGCTCGCCACCTACTATCGCCAGTTCGGCCTTCAGATGCTCAACGAGCCGGCCACGTTCCCGCCCCCCAAAGGCGGCTATTCCCTCTATGCCGGCGTCACCGAGATCAACGGCCTGATGCAAGCGCGGCGTTGGTGGGTGAACCGCTCGTGCCGCGGCTGGTTCAGCGAGTACGCCATGTACCACTTCCGCGACGGCAAGATCGTCCCCCGCGACGACGACCTGCTCGACAGCTCTCGCTACGCCTACATGATGCGCCGCCGCGCGAAGCCCGTCCCCCTTGGCGGCGCCATCGGCCGCCCCCGCGCACTTCAGCGCCGGCCTACCTCCGCAGGCATTGTGGACCCCTGGACGGGGCTTCCCGTTCGTCCCTAGCGTCCCCATCTAAAGGGGACGGCGCACGGGTACAATAAGCGCCTGGGGGACGACGGGGCGCGCGGCAGGGGGAGAGATGCGCGCCCCGCCCCCGTTTTCACCGGGGGCCGTTCAACTCTAGTGCCATACGAGGTTTACGCCGGGGACGCAGAGAGCGAACAAGAGCGCGTCGCGTATCTCATGCGCCTGTTCCACGCCGCGCGGCAGGAACGGGTAAATTTTGAGACCCAGTGGGAGCAGGCTGCCGCGCTCGTTTGGCCCGAATACCGCAACACCTTCTCGTTTGGCACGGGCCGCAGCCCCGGCCAAATCCTCACACAGTTTCAAGTCGATAGCACCGCCACGATGGCCGCGTGGCGGTTCATGAACATCTGCGACGCGCTCCTCACGCCGGCGCACATGCAATGGTCGATCGTGCGCGCGGACGACCCCGTGCTGATGCGCGATCCCTCCGTGCGCCGGTATTTCGCCGAAGTCACCTCGACCTTATGGCAGCATCGCTACCGGCCCGAGGCGAACTTCGTCGGGCAGCAACAGCAGAACTACCTGTCGCTCGGCGTCTTCGGAAACCAGGCCATGCTTGTCGAAGAATACGACAGCGGCCCTGGCCCGCGCCGCCCCGGTCTCCGTTACATCGGCTTGCCGCCCGGCGAAGTTTACGTCCTCGCCAACCACCAAGGCCAGGTAGACGGCTTCATCAGGCACTTCCGCTGGACTGCCCGCCGCGCTCATTCGCGCTGGCGCGAAGCGCTGCCCCCGGCAATCCTCTCCGCGCTTCAGTCCAACTCCACCAACCCGTTCGATTTCCTCCAGTTCGTCCTTCCGCGCACTGATTACGACCCGAGCGACTGGCTGTCCCCAAAGGGCAAGCCGTGGCAGTCCTGTTACGTTAGCGTGACCGGCTACAAGATCGTCGAGGAGGGCGGCTACCGGCGCTTCCCGCTGCACTTCGGCCGCTACACACAGGCCCCCGAGGAGAGCTACGGCCGCGGGCCGGCGCAGCAAGTCCTTCCAGAAATCAAAACACTCAACGCAGAGAAGTCTGACTTTCTGACGCAGGGCAAGCTGGCCGGCTCGCCTGTGTGGCTGCTCGGCGACGACCTGATCGACTTCAAGGCGCACCCGAACTCGTTCAACTGGGGCGCAATGACACCGGACGGCAAGCCGCTCGTCTCCCGGCTCGAACCCGGCAACATCAACGTCACCAAGGAGATGATGGACGAGAGCGCGAAGATCATCAACGCCGCGTTCCTCGTTGATCTGTTCCCGCTGCTGTTCGAGCAGCGCGGAGCGCAGCGCACGGCGCGCGAAGTGATCGAGATGGCGAACGACCGAGGCGTGTTTCTCGCGCCGACGCTCGGCCGCCAGTATAGCGAATATCTCGGCCCGATGATCGACCGCGAGCTGGACATTCTCTCGTATCAGGGGCTTCTGCCCGAGATGCCGCCGGCCCTCCGCGAGGCCGGCGGGGACTACAAGCTGGTCTACGCCAGCCCGCTTGCTCGCGCCCTTCGCGGCCAGCCGATCGCCGGCTTCATGCGCAGCGTCCAATTCGCGCAGGAAGTCGCGAACATCACCGGCGACGCGAGCGTGCTCGACCGTTTCGACTTCGACGTGGCGCTGCCCGAGATCGCGGACGACCAATTCGTGCCGCCGAGGTGGATGGCCGACGAGCGCAAGGTCGCGGCGAAGGCCAAGGCGCGCGCCGCAGCTGCCGAGCGCGAGCGTCAGGTGCAGGAACTGCCCGGCCGCGCGGCCATTATGAAGGCGCAGGCGATCCAGACCAAGGCCGCCACGGGCGGCAACATTGGGGGCGTCTTAAGCGGCGTGCCCGAGGGCGGGATGCCGATGGTGCCGCCGCAGGTTCCGCCGGGAGTTCCGGGGATGCCGGGGATGGGGGGCGCGCCGGGAACGCCTGGGAGACCGGGGCGGTGACGAACGACGAACTCAGAGCCGCGCTCAGACAGGCTCCCGTTCACACGTGAACATCGACGTAAAACGCATGGTGGATGCGGGGGTGGCGGCGGGCGGTCATGCCCTCAGCGACGACGGCGTGTTTGAGTGTCCGCAACAGGTTTCAGCGATCCGCTTCACATTCAGCTTCAAGGCCGAGGAGGTGCAGGACACCGACGACGGCATGGCCGTCGTGATGTTCCTGACGCGTGACGAGGCGCACGATTTCTCTGAAGCCCTGACGGACTGCCTCTGCGATGGATAGCGCGCTGACGCGGCTCGGCCGTCTGCTCAACCCGCGCCTATTGATCCGTGGCTACAAGCTGACATTCGGCTCGCCGGTGGCGCGCCAGCATGTGCTGCCCGACCTGGCCGAGTTTTGTGGCGCCAACGACCCCGCACCCCGCAATGACGACCTGTTCATGCAGGGCCGCGCTGCGGGCCGGCGAGACGTGTGGCTCCGCATCCAGAACTTCCTCCACCTGACCGACGACGAACTGATGGCGCTCTACGCAGGGCGTCCCACAATGAGGAGAGAACATGAGTGACGGCGGCGCCGCATCGGGCGGCACCACGCAGACGACGAATTGGTACGAGGCGCTTGACGACATTCATCGCGGCCATGTGACCGCGAAGGGTTGGCACAACCTGCAGCCGGACGAAGCCGCCCGTGCAATCGCCACCTCGCACCGCGAACTCCAGAGCGAGTTCACGCGCAAGCTCGGCGTCCCGGCCGACCAAATCGTGCGCTGGCCGGCGACCGCGGAAGACCCTGCTTGGGCCGATGTCCACAAGCGCCTCGGCGTCCCCGAGAAGCCCGAGGACTACAAGATCGAGGGGCTGGCCTTCAAAGACGGCAGCGCGCCCGACGACAAGTTCATCGGCCACATGCGCGCGCTGGCGCACGAGCTGAAGCTGCCGGCCGGCGCCGCACAGGCGCTCGCGGCCCGCGTCATGGCGCTGGCTGACGAGGACCGTGGCGCGGCAGGCGCGGCCGATGCGACCCAGCGCGGCGCGAACGAGGCCGAGCTGCGCCGCAACTGGGGGCCGCAGCACGACTATTACCGCTTCCAGGCGTCCCGTGCCGCCCAGCTTCTCGGCGTCCCCGACGAGGTGATGAAGGCGATGGAGGCGCGCCCGAGCGCCGACTACCTGCGTTTCATGGACCAGCTTCGCGGCTTCGCAGGCAAGATGGGCGAGGCCGAGCTGTTGCGTGGCGAGCGTGGGGACAACTCCCGCACCCTCACGCGCGAGGAGGCGATTGCCCGGCGCGACGAGCTGATGCGCGACACCGGGTTCACGCAGCGCTACCTCGCCGGCGACGTGCAGGCCGTGCGCGAAATGGAGAATCTGGCGCGGATTATGGTCGGGCCGCCGCCGCAGGGGGCCGGCGCACGCTAATGGCCGGCGTTCTCCTCGATGCCCTCGGCTTCCCGATCTACCGGCCCGAGGCGCCGAACGAAATCCGCAAGCTCATGTTGATCGCGGGCCTCCTCTCCCGGCCCGCCAAGATGTTCGTCACTTCCGCGAAGTGGGAACAGATCGCGAAGGAAATCCGCGAGGAGCACGCGGCTGACCTGATGCATCCGTGGAACCTGCCGCACCGCGACAACTTCCAGTCGCTTCGCCTCGGCCGCCTCACGGTCATCAATGCCGAGACCGAAGACGAAGCGCTGGTGAACCGCGCGAATTGGCTGGAGGTGCCGCCGGACTTCCGGGCGCGCGTCGAGAGCCTGAAGACCGGGCGGGGCGGTCAGATATTCCACCCGGACAAGGTGCCCGATGCCTAGTGTCTCCGGGGCGCAGCACAGGTTCATGGCGATGGCGCGGACCCCTGAAGGGCGCGCCAAACTGCGCGCATCGGGGCACAAGAACCTTCCGACCCCTGTGCAGGCGGGGGAGTTCGTCCATGCGGACAAGGGCCGCCGGTTCGCGAATGTCGGCCGCCGTTCACACGTGAACAGGGGGGCAGGCTCTTGACTTGTCCCCCTTCCCGTCCCCATCTGTAACCCAAGCGAGACAACCCTACCGGGCCTCTGCGGCAGCCCGGCCCCCGCTCCAGCGGACAAGGCCACACCAAGACCTGTGACCTTCAACCGCTCTAGGAGCAATCCGCCGCAATGGCGAACACCGGCAACAACCCCTACGAGGTGGAACTGCTCACCACGCAGTATACCACCCTGCTCGAACTGCTGCTCCAGCAGAAAACCTCCAAGCTGCGCGATGCCGTATCGACCGGCGTGCATGTCGGCAAGATGGCCTCGCCCGTGCAGCAGATCGGCGTCCTGAGCGTTCGCGCTCCCGCGGGCCGCTACAGCTCGATCACCTTCGACATCCCCAACTACACGCGGCGCTGGGTCTTCCCGACCGACCGCGAGTTGGCCGTACCTCTCGACACCTTCGACGAGTTGCGCACGATCGTCGATCCGAAGGCCGCGATCAACGGAACCGTTGAGAGCGCCTACAACCGCTTTTTCGACGACCTCATCATCACCGCGTTCAACGCGTCCGCCAGCACCGGCGTCGATGCGTCTAGCCTGACGACCGAGACGTTCGATACCACGAATGCGCGCGTCGCCAGCGACTACAACGCGGGCGCTGCGACCGGCATCAGCTATCCGAAGCTGACCGAAGCCTGGCGCATCATGCGTCACTATCAGGTGGACCTGGACGCCGAGCCGCCCATGTTCATCGCCGGCTCGCGCCAAGAGGACGAGCTGAAGCGCCTGCTGGAAGTGGCGAACCGGGACTACAACCCGAGCGGCGCCGTCCAGTCGGGCACGATCCCGCGCCTCGCCGGCTTCAACATCATGATCTCCGAGCGGCTGCCGGTCGCGTCGAACGTCCGCACCTGCTTCGCGTGGGTGAAGTCCGGCATGTATCTCGGCATCTGGAGGGATATGAACGTCAAGATCAGCAACCGCGACGATCTCTCCTCGCAGCCGTGGCAGCTCTACAGCATGGCGACGGCCGGCGCTACCCGCCTTCAGCAGTTCAAGGTGATCGAAGTCCTGTGCTCTGACACCACGGGCGCTGACCCGACCGCGCCGTAAGGGGGAGGCTGATACATGTCTACGGAAGCAATCAAAAGCGCGGCGATCACCAGCCTCGATGCCTCCCCGCCGGTACGTACCGATGCCGGCAAGGGCGGGCCGGGCGTGCTCATGCACGTGGACGGCAAGGCGGCGTTCGCCGATGCCGTTACCTCGGGCAGCACCTATCGCATGGTGCGCGTGCCTTCCAGTGCGCGCGTCAAGAGCGTGAAGGCGTGCGTGGACAGCGCGGTGACGACCTTCACGGTGGATATCGGCGTATATTACGCGTCGGGCGGCGACATCCCGCAGGGGATCACCGCAGGCGCGGTGATCGACGCGGACCTGTTCGGCTCGGCGGTCGCGCTGGCCGCGGTGGTCGTGCCGACCGAATACGTCATGGAGAGCACGCAGTATTCCGTCACGGAAATCATGCAACCTTTGTGGCAGGCCGCCGGTCTGTCGGCCGATCCCGGCTGTGATATCGACATCGTGATGACCAACACCGCGACCAATAGCGGTGCAGATACCGCGTATCTGTCCTGCGAGTTCGTCAACCTCGGCTCGTAGATGGCGCGCTACGCGGTCTCGTGCAAATTCGGGGCTACCGGCGTACCAATCGCGCAGGGGTCTATCACGGAGGTGATGAACGCCAGCACGACCGCGGCGAACAAAACCGCGGTCGCTGCTGATGTTGCGACCCTGGTGGCGGACGGCGCCACGCCGACCCAGGCGCATGTCAACACGCTGAACACCGACTGGACGGCCCTCAGTGCCGACATTGCCGCCGGCAACCTGTCGGCCGCTTCGGTCGATGCGGTGCTGTCGTTTGACGCTGCCGTAATCGACACGAAGACGAAACTGCGGCGCGCCGTGAAGGCGCTTCTGGCAGCGGTCGATGCCGGTGTCGGTGGCCTAGCGGAATAGGGGAACCCTGCCTGTGGCAGACAATTACATGTCGATCACGTCGGCCTACGACCTGATCTCGAAAGAGGTGGACAACGCCGGCACGTCGAGCACGGCCGGCGACAAGGTGGAGCTGCGGTTCGACACTACGTTGAGCACCGAACAGGTGATCGGCGCGCTGCGGCGGTTT